ATGCCACCCTGCCCCCATCCGATTAAGTGATGCGGGTCGTCTGATTGCTGCTGGCAGCATTCGCAGGGCTGTGTTTTGACCCAATTCAGATAATCGCGATTTTCCCAGCGCAGACGCTTTGGGCGCCGCATGAAAGACTGAGGCGGCGCTTGATCCACCACCACACCCACCAGCGGTTCTGTCAGAGCATCAGGCAGGTCAACGGCTGACACTAATTCCCCAAGGATGCTGGTGGCCGGTACTGCAGGCGTAATATCGCTTTCGCGACCAATCCTGCTTTCTTCAGGTAAACGAAGTACTTTCCGGGCGCAACATTCCGGTAAGGCATCCGTTACAGTCTTACGAACAGCCCACCAGCTGAGTTCAGGGAGGGAAATCTCGCGGCTTTTGTCGATACCGAGAGAAATACGAACAGAATCCAGAACAAAGGCAATTACGTTCCTGCATGCCAGCTCTGCCAGCGCCTCGGTATGCTGCTCTCGCAACTGATGGTCGCAATAGCCACAAAGCAGGATAGAGCCCGGCTCATGGTGCATGATGGTTAGTTCATGATAGTGGTAATCACTGTGAGCATACTGGCAATGTCCGCCACCATACTTTAGCAACCAGTAATCAAGCCCGCTTATGCCACCAGCTGCAGTCAGTACCTTTTTATTCAAAAAGAAGCTTCGCAGCTGCTCATTTTCAGCCAGTGGCTGCCGCGCATCCGCAACACGACCAGTTTGATACCCGGCCATACTTTCTGGCTGGCGCTCGATCAGCACTCTTCCTGCGGTGAACAAGTCCATCAGCTCTCTTCCTGGCTTCAACAGTACGACACCCAGCTCCCGCGCAATCACAGGTTTAAGAAGCGCACGCATCACTCGCTCTCCCTGATAATGATCTGCCCATTCTCGCCCCAGAGCTTTGTTATCCTTGAATCCCAAATATGCGTGTCGTCTTCGAAGAGCGCATCCATCAAAGACTTCAGCAGGTTATCAAGATCGGGCTTACCCTGATGGGGCTTCCCTTTCATCTCTGTGCGCTTTTTCTTGCTCCAGCTCTTCGGCATGGGAAGAACGAAGGTAACGTGTGAATTTGATTCGGGCATGCAAATACCCAGGAGCCGGACGTGATCGCAAAAGGCCCGGTAACGCATAACTTCAGGGCGCTTTTTCCATTTGTCGGCACGCGTCATGCGTGGCTTACCCATCGGGAGGATGTTGTAGACTGTCACGATCATCTCCATGCCCGAGCACGCATGCTTTGCGCTGTCTTAGCGGAGGAGTTTTGCTGGGGTAGTAGTGCGCTGACTATCCAAAGACGAGGGTCAATATCGAGGCTTTTCTCGACGAGAACGCCTTTAGACTTATAGCGCGCCACCAGCTCATTGGCTTCTTCGGTTGTCAGACCGGTGTGAGTGAACCAGCTTTTCTTCATGCCACCTCCAGCAGTTGCAGAGGCAAAAGAAAATCGCTGGCCCTAATAAGGGTCAGTGAGAAATTAATCTTGATTGTTTCTTGCGCCATTGTTTGTCTCCAGTGGCGCAGCAGGTATAGGGTGTTCAGGCCTATGAATTAAGTCTAACAGAGTTGAAAGAAATACGAAAACAGAAAGGAATACATAATTTATTACCAGCAATATAAAGAAAAAACCGAGCCTAAGCCCGGTTTTAACATTAAGTAGCCAATTTCATATTACCATTTATCACGATAATCAAAGGCGACAAAGTAATTGAACTTGCTGGTATCAATAAGATTCTGGAAATGAGGTTGCAGTAGTGGCACCCAACCATTATCCATATCGAATTCACCGTTATTGAGGTTGTCCTTCATTGGAAGACCGAGGCTCTCCATTACTGAACTATCCTCTCCAAAGTCTTTAGATACCTCTTCACCCTTGAAGTCTTCTGTCTTCTTATCGAACCAGCTAATGCGAATTTTTAAGCCCATAAGTCCCTCTCAAAGATATTTTTTAATGTTGCGCTTCGGATCCGGCCCTTTGACCTGCTTACCCGATGCAGGGTCAAAGGCACCTAAGTGACTACCATCACTCGCGCGATAACCTTCAAGTTCCCCATGCTGGGAATCCCATTCGTAAATTTTACTCTTTTTATCACCATACCAGCGAGGTCGTTTACCGCCACCATTTTGTTTAGGTGTTTTAGGTGCACCTTTGGTCAGGTCACCTAACCCCTTAATTTCATCAGTTTTTGGAACAGGATGATAATCATGGCCATAATCTTTTGCACCTATACGCGGCTTTTTCTTTTCGTCAGTCAGTTTTTGCTCTGAAGCCTTTTTCTTTTGCTCCTTCTGCTTACGGCTTTCGACAGCAACACTCAGAGCTTTCTCAGCATCTACTTTTTCTTTAAGGGATGCATCGTAGGCTGTTTGCCGTTTTTTGGCATCCTCCTGGGCTAAACCCAATTGGTAACCAGCTTGCTGGAATACTCGATGGCCAGGATGGCTCTGGTCATGGGCATATTTTAAAGTTTCCTGAACAAACTTCTTCGCGTTTTCTACACGTTTATTAGAGTCGTCGAGTTCACTCTTACGCAGAGGGATCGCCTGAACAGCTTTGTTAATTCGCTCCTGAGCTTTTACAATATCGCCTTGAGCACGATTCAACTCATCTCCGGCGTCTTTATCTTCTTTAGCTGCAGCATCAACCGGGTTATTTAAAGCCCAAGCCAGCGTACGACGTTTCTCCTCCTCCTGTCGCTTTTTAACTTGATCAGGGGTGCTCACCTCTGTCACGGAAATATAAATAGGAGGGCTTTTGCCATCAGGGAAACGAACCACGGCTTCGTGAGTGCTTTGGCCAGAAGTGAACCCCGGGAAACGAGATGGTCCCTGCTCTTTTTGAATACCTTTTGATTGTGATTGTGATACAGCCGGTGCTTTCCCCGTATCAACTTTCACGTGCAGATCCGGTTTACCTGGAACTACACCAGCAGTGTAAACCCCTGCGCGTTTCGTTGGTTTCGCATCGACAACCGGAACGCTCATCGGCATATTTTTACTTTTGACCACAGCGATATGCTGTTTACCATCCTCATCAACAATATCAGCAATTCGAGTGTGAACAACTGTAGCTTTCTGAGTCGGTAATGCAGCGGGAGGAGTGGTCGAGACTTTATCAAATGGCAAAGAGTTAACCAGATGAGCCGTCGCCATCATACGGGGATCGTCTTTGGCGATTTCGGATGGAATCAGAGCGCCAATAGTTGCTCCTAAAAGACGGCCGGCAAGCGGAGCTGCAGCGACGGCACCTTGCTCAAGGCGCGTAAGTGCAGCTTGCATGGCTTCCTGAAGCGTCGTTTTGGTAAACAAGGTAAAACCCCACATACCATCATAAACGCCGATGACAGCGGGTACACCGTATGCAGCAGGTTTCTGCGCCTCGGGCGTACTAGAGAGGTTTGCACCGGATGAATTAGATCCGTTACCGCCTCCATTACCGCCGCCACCCCAATGAATGCCGCTATCTTTACCGCCAGAACTACCATCAACATTAATAGTATCTTCGTTAGGCATAAAATTCCTCTTTGACTTTAAAATCAATAAATAAAACAAAAAAAACTGTATATATATACAGTTGTTTTATGCTATTCCTGAGCTGCTTTAAAGTCAATGTTGAAAGATACAAAAAACAAAAATTGGTAGTTTTTTATTATCTCTAAAACAGTAGGTTGGGAGAGAAATGTATGAAAAGGGGATTTTGCTGCGGATTGACTGGCAGTCGATTCCGAGAAGGAGAACATAGAGTTATTGCTGTACCAACAACTCTATATTTGAAATTGAAATGTTTACTTATCTAAAACTAACTTGATGGCAAGTGAACCCGATACCCTGCTTTTTCCAACATTTGGGTAAATAGCGTTGGTGTACCAATGATTTCTTCGTCCCGCAAAGGTGTGAACGACACCATATCCCCACGCCTATACATCAAAGCTCGGTCACAATCAGGAAATGAGTGCAGTCTCGCAACGATAGCCCCATCGTGGCATCTGATGACCGCGTAGCCCTTGTTTGGTAATTCTTCTTTTTGTTTCACCACTCCCCCTCCACACTGGAAAGTCATTGCATGCTGTATCAATAAAACCAGTCGTCTGCGCTTTCCCAAGTCTGCAGGAGGATTTCCTCAACCTTCTTCTTACCCTCTTTCTCACCACCATAAACACTTAACCCATCGGAGCCTGCACGGCGTATAATCAAACTGCATTCGTCGAACTGATTCTGGAGCCGTTTTAATAATTCTTTTTTCAGCGCCGGGACCGCGCCCTTTGGAAGTTCTGTACTACGATCAATGGTTAATTCAACTTTCATGAATGCCTCCGCCGCTTTAACTGTATATTCATACAGTACACCTATGTATTAGTTTGATCAACGGTTTAACAGCACAAATTGTGCAAATTTTAGTTTCGACTGGTGCTGAAAATCCGTACATTTTGGTTCACAAACGTGCCTAATAATCGATAGATTGAGATATTCATGAAATGTTAGTATCAAGTACTATTCAGGATGGAACGAAAAGAATTTGATACCTGGCACCTATATTAGACACAGCCTGATTTTTTTAATATAGTTTGCAGATGTACTAACTGGCAACTGAACATATGAAAGTTATAAGGACTCTAATGTGATGCATAATTTTTTTCTAAAGTGAAATTATTTTCATCAGTTAGATCACATTGAAAATAGTTGTGATTAAAATTCACTAAGATTAATACACTGTCTATAAGTACATTTATAAGATATGGGAAGGAAACAAAATGGATGTCTATAAGTTAATAGAAGTTGAACTAAAGAAAAGTATCCTCAGCACTAGTGATTATGACGCCTCCAAACTACAAGAGCTTTTGGAGAGTGTTTACGATTATATTTATGAATGCAAAAATGCTGATAAAATTCGAATATCCGTTAGCAAACTATCTCAAGTTTTTCATTCGGTAGGAGATAATACAACAGTAGTCCTATTATTTATCTTGATTAATAAATTACATGATCTTAATGGAATAAACACTCTTAAACATTCATCTTTAGAAATTGAACCTGCACTTGATAAAATTTCAGATTACCTTCAAAGGGATATGATACTTAACCATGGTCAATATCATTTCTTTCAACATAAAACACCATCCAATCCGCTTGGAAAGCATAAGCTATACGTCACTATCTCTTTTATGCTTCATGAGTTTTTGAGAAATACTGACAAGGAAGATGATGACATTAACTTAGCGATGATATTATTAATAAACATGTGGGAATTAGCACATAAAGTTGATAGACTGCACGAATTTTATATAATTTTTTGTTCCTTTTTACATAAACTACATCTCCGCCAAAAAACACAAATGGTTAGGGATTTAGCAGAAACTTCGTTATTGATTGGCATAAAAGATGATAATTTACAATATTCATTTTACGTAAGAATGGCAGTTTACTCAAGACAATTCAACATAATTGATTCACTATTATCTGCACATCTGATGATGCATGGTTATAACTATAAACATAGAGAAAATGAATTATTCATTTCAAAATCATTATTGGAAACATTCATCTCACTGCGTAATTTTAAGCTTTATCCTTTTGCCTTGAAAATTAAAGAAGCACATGACAAATTGAATATTACAGACGAATATGACAAGCACCAATTTGATATGGCCATGTTTAATATGAAATTAATAATGGCAGATGATGGAATATTTGATTTAGTTGATGAACATCTAAAAAATAATGATGTCTTAAAGTTTGATGTCGCTTCTGGTCTTCCATGGTTTGTTTTATTATTAAACCTGAAGAGATACAATGCTCAACTTTTCAATAATTATCATAACTTAACTAAATCACTTAGCGAATTGGAATCTCATAAAAGGCTGTGTTCTAGCCCTGAAATTATAGACTTTAAAAAAGCCATGTCCAATACAGCTCAAGAAAATAAAGAAGCTGTACAGAAAGGAATTTCAAACATTCTAAAGTCCAGAAGTTATACTGATGTAAATTATGAACTCACTATGTTACAACCGATTGTTTTAAATCTTTTAAAAAACTCTATTAAAACTAAAGATTTTGAAGGGATTTTAATTGCTCATGCTCTTTCTTCAGGGCCTTTAGGCTTTGAGATAAATGCTGAAGAAGCAACCATGGATTTTACACCGTTGAAAATTGAAGTAGACATTCCTTCTCCGACAATATTTGACGATTATATGCAACACCTTTCAAAAATTATAGAGAGATCACAGGAATCGGTATTCCTGTGGACCGGTTGTTGTGATGAATTTTGTTATAGCGTCTCACTTTCAAAGGGGGTGTTTTCGTTATATACAAATGAAAGCTTTGGCAAAAAAGATCTTAGGAATTGGGTTGCCACCCAAACTGAAGCATTAGCCTTTAATGATCAACCTAAACTTCAATCTATATTAGATTCTGACAATGATTACTGGATTCGAGACTCTAAAGAAATTATAAACAATCTACCCGTACTAACGGACATTTCTGACGGTAGAAATATAATTTTATTTCGCGATGTGAGTATCGCGTCAATGCCTTCTAATTTAATTAAAACAAAATCAGGCAAGTTGCTGGCCGACATAGCTCCTTTACATCAACCGTCTACTGTTGAAGTATATCTTAAAAGTGAGCCGTTTAGCATCGACATGGATATGGTTAAACTTTGGGCTCCAGTCGAAGAAGGTGATTTTGCAATTAATATTGCTTTTGACAAAATTGACTCCTTATTTGATGAATCGACTTTGTTGAAGATAACAACCCTAAACCCTAGGGTAGAACTTAATAAAGATATTAATATTTTTATTTCACACGGGGGAAAAGACGAGCTTTATGGGTTTAAAAGTATATCTCCTGCTGATGACAAATATTTTCTTAATGAGAAAGATATTTTTGGAACGGGCAAGATCGCTATATTATTCATATGTCATTCGGGCAGTTTAAAGTCTTCATTGTACGCAACGAAGTTAGATGGATTGGTCAACAAAATCTTAGACTTTGGTTATGAATCAGTTTTAGCACCAGCCTGGAGTTACAATGTTATCCTTACAGGCGTCTGGACCAGAAACTTCATTAACTCTATTAATCAAGGTAAAAGTCTCTCTGAATCAACATTTTTTGCTAACCAATCCGTGAAGTCTGTTTATCCAAATGTTGGAGCTTATGCAGCAATGCATCTTTTTGGAAGTGATGGATTAGATTCCTTGGGAAAGTAATTACTAGTGAATTCAAAATCATTAAATAAAAGTGTAGCCTTTAGGCTACACTTTTGAACTCAATCTATAAATACGTCAGGATAATGCTTTAGACCCATACGATCTATTCACTCTAATAGTCTGGGTGGATTTATCCGTTATGCCTTCGCCGGTTAGTAGCGCACAAATACCGGTACCTGCTCTTTTTAGGTTAATGTTTTGGTCAATGGTCAATACTCGATTTGAATACTTAATAACCCGCAAATGGGTCACGTTTTTGCGATAGCTTCCCCAAGCAAAATTCACCCAGATACCGTTATCCATGGTTAAGCGGTCCATTACCCGCTCACCAAGAGTCATCGATAATTCATCAAAATTCAGGTTAGTCATGACGCCCACTGGTTTCATCGCCGCCATACGACGATCAATAATTTGATTGAGTAAAACCCATTCGTTTCGCGTTTCTCTTTGGACGCCGACTTCATCAAGAACCAGTAAATCTACATTGCACAGGTCATCCAACAGCGCGGACTCTGATTGCCCCTCGTCATAGCACTTACGAGCGCGCAACATCAGGTCAGGTACTGTAACCACCAGAACGGAGTGATCACGTTGCAACAGGTAATTACCGATTGCTGCAGCAAGATGATTTTTCCCGGTCCCGCAGCTCCCGCTGAAAATGAAACTAGTGAAACCAGACCCGAAGTTATGGGCATAGCTCTTTGCCATGGTGAGAGCATGCTTTTGCCCGTCGTTGCTCACCTGATAATTTGAGAAAGTGCACCCCTTATGCAGATCGCATATCCCTGAACGCCCAAATATCTTCTCCGCTCGCGCCAGCTGATTTAGTTTTTCCAGCTCTACTGCACGCTTCCGGCCTTCTTCCTGCTGCCAGGCCATCAATTCCTGACTGCTGGTAAACTTCGGCTGGACACCTGCAGGCATGATATTGCGAAGACGACCAAGCAAATCGTGCGTCGATTTCATAGTTACCCCCTGAATCCCGGTGGGATCTCAGTGTCTGGTTGTGAAATGCCAAAGCCTGCCTGCCGGCGAGAAGATGTCCCAGAGGTTGAGGTTTTGGCTCGGGATGTTTTCAGGCTGGAGGCGAAAGTCTGTTCCCACTGCAAGTGGTGTTTTACCTTCCCTTCGCACTTCCAGTAATCACGGAACTGCTGAAGTTCCACTGGGGTATAACCAGGGCGGTCACCGAGATTAATTCCCCACTGTGCGGCTTGCCCGACAAAGTCATCACTCGGCATCCAGTCATCGGTAATCGGGAATTTGCCGATTGGTGGCAAAAATGATTCTTGCGCGCTTAACTCTCTCTCTTGTTTCTCTTTTAGATCTGTATCTGTATCTGTATCTGTATCTTTATTAGTTGAGTTGCCGTTGATGCTCTGTTCAAACGGAGCATTAACACCCGTTGAACGCTCGTTACTGTTTTGTTGGGTGTTTGCTCCTTTTTTGGCCTTTCTGGCCTGGGCGGACGCTTTACCTGCGGCCGACTTTTGACTGATTGAATTTTTCACAGCCTCCAGATCCCGCTCAATTCTCTCCTGCACCCATTCGGTGCCAGTGTCGTTAAAAAACTCTTTCAACGATGGCTCAACAGCATCCCAACGGTCGTTGCTTAGCCGTGCTATTTTCGAGAGGCGGTTTTTGGGGATCGGGCGACCTGTTTGCCAATAATTGAACATCAGCAGCAGGTATGCGCCATGCTCTTCTGTAGACAGATGCATGGTGTCCGCCAGGTAATCAGCAATGTAAAGTTGCATGTAAGGCAGAGCTGCCATGGTTACTCCCTTGTCCGGTTTCCCGGTACGTAATGGTTATTGCTCAAAACTCGATTAAAAAAATTGCGGCGCTACGGCGCTGATGCTCGCCAGTAGTGGTCCCGCCGCGTCAGCAGGTAACATGTTGAATAAAGCGATTGCCGCTTCACGAATTTCTTTTTCAAGCTTTTGAAGGGGGGCGCCCAACAACTTAGCTTGATGCGCCTCACTGCATTCTTTGATTGCACTCGCCACCAGCTCGGCTTCCGTTCTGGCGTTACTGAGTCCATGCTTTCTGGCTATCTCAATAGGCATAGTTGCGAGGATTGCGCGCGACAGCTGCATAACGTAAGCAGTATATTTCTCCGACCCTCCTTCATTTTTCAGATAGCGGAATAAATTCTGCTTATTGACCGCGATGCCGCGCCCACCTTCCTTTGCCCACTGCTCAGCCACCAGCTGAGCGATTTTTTCCTGCGCCTGGCCGGGCAATGTGGATTCCCACTCCCGAACTGCAACCTGTATTGAACGGTGCTTAAAGCTATCTCGCCGATGCGCAATAAATTGATTTTGAGTTTTCAGCGGTCCGGCCAAGCGTTGGTTATGATGTTGATATGTTGCTGACTGCATGATTAAGCCTCCTTCTGAGGTAAACCATCTGTTGCGTTGGGATAGAGGTCTGGACGTAATTCATGAGGGGTGACTTCCCAATCCAAAGCTCTGCATGCGTTTAAAACTTCTGTGCTTGCTACCTGAGTACGAAACCAGACGGATACAGTCTGCGAGTTTTTACCTAAGCGGCGAGCCAGTTCAGATTGGCTGCCACACAGCGAAATAATTTTTTGTTGAATGTTTTCTTTCATGCTTCCTCCCAATTTATGAATCACATGATTGATAAATAATTTGTCAATGTCAAGAAACTTAATCAATCACATCTGATAAGAAAGTTTGTATGCTTGCTTATGGGTTTGATTTGGATACGAACATGAACTTCGAAGAAAGACTGTTACGAGCTCTTGATGAAGCCGGGATATCTCAATCTGAGCTGGGCCGCAGAGTGGGAGTAAACTCACAAACGGTTAGTAACTGGTGCAATACAGGTAATTTCCCTCGCAAGGAAAAGTTGGCTTTATTCCCAGAAGCATTAGGTAAGCCACTGTATTGGTTCTTTTTATCTGATGAAGAAGAGGCGCATCTTAAGGCAACCAGCGAAAGCAAAACGGTACTGAACGAGAAGCAAGCTGCGTTATTGGAAGTTTTTGATCAGTTACCTGAAGTTGAACAAACCAAGTTCATTCAGTTGGCCAGCGACCGCCTCGAAGAGCTCGATAAATTTATGGCTGAATTTCTCAGCAAAAGGAAGATTGAGCCCGCTCCAACCAAAGACTGATAAAGAACACTCTAAGGGCCGCATTTAGCGGCCTTTTTTTGCCCCTAGCACCTCCTTAACCCCCCCTTAAAAAACATCACTGAAATTAAATATGTCAATTTAATATTGACCAATGACATATTTATTTGTAGTCTGAATTTAGAAAACCAGTCATCAAGGCAGGACGCCCACGAAGTAGCTGCCGGCGGCATACGAATCACCGGATGAGATGGCAAGACAATCGCGCAGCAGGTTTACCGTTCCGCCAGCCTGGCGTTAAAGGCACACAGGAGTTAACCATGATCGATTTCGCACGCAAAAAAGCTGGCTGCCAAGCCGTTCGCTTAAATCTGTTTGAAGTTCTGGTTCGTAAGCTTTGCTACTTACTGGCCCAAAAAGGCAATCCAGAGCTAAAAGCATGAGCTCGTTCTTTGCCCTGATCGTTACCGTCTGTGCCCTCACCGGGGAATGCTCAGACATCATGCTCGGTATATACAAAACCGAATCTGGCTGTGATGCAGCTGCCAAAGAGCAGCACATTAAAGGAGAGTGTTACCCATATAAACCGGCTGGAGACCAACAGCCTGCTTTCAAATTTTAATCGAGTTAAGACCTATGGCTTCTACCAGCCCCTAAAAGCACAAAACCCGCGCAAGGCGGGTTAAGTACCCGGTCAGCCGACCAAAGCTTTCCGGAATCG